AGATAATTATATCACTACTCATATAATTAATCAACTATTTTAAATAAAAAAATTCCTACATTTATTATGTAGGAACTCTTATAAATTTATACGTATCTAACAAATTCTAAATATTTTTTATTTACCCAGTAGTCAGCCTTGCCTCTACACCAAGTACCGCCATCAACTTCTTTTTCTTCAACTATTGTTATTGCTACTCCTTTATCTATTGTATCAACTACGTCATATTTTACTCCTGGTCCTTTTCTACAATTAAGTCCGTCAGTGGTACAACGTGCTATATATTGTTTAAATTCTTTAGGTTTTTCCTCTTTAGGTTCTTCCTTTTTACCTTCTACATATTTCTTTACATCATTTATAAAATGTGCAAAGCCTTTAGGGCTACAACCATAACCCCAAAACGCAGTGCCGGGACAAGTTTTAGCACTTCTACTACTATCATATTTTCCTAAATAAGTTCCTGCAGCAGTAAACCAACAATGTGGTCTTATATGTGTAGTGTTTACTGGAATATGGAATCTCTTACATAGTTCTCCATATAGATATATTACTGCCTTCTTTTGTGCAGCAGTCATTTTATCATGTCCCTTATCGAAACATCCATAAATCTCAATACATATGGCATTCTCATTCCATTTTTTAATACCAATTGGAGTACTATTAAGGTTTCTTCCAGTTGTTATCTTTCCATCAGGAAATACATTAAAGTGTTGAGCAATATAATGACCATGTCCGTCACTATCATGCCATTTAGATTTTCCATAACTATCTAGTGACTCAGTACGTCCAAAATGTGGCTCTGAAAATACTTTTTTATCAGTTTTTTCCCAAGTTGAGTAACTTGGCATATCCATATGATGTACTTGTAATTTTGTTATTGTTCTGCTTACATGTTGTTTTGCTAACCAATTTTTAACATCTTTAGCACTCTCTAAAAGTGTAAAACCATTTTTAGTCTTCATTATTTTACCACCTCATTTAATAATATTTATTATACTAAAGGTTCACCGTACCCGTCATAACCATCTTTTTCTAATATTTTAAGAGTTTCTTCTTTAAACATTTTAGGTACTTGCTCAATTGTTCTACGTTTTTTTATTATTAAATTAGCATATATTCTCGCCATTATTTAGCGCCTCCTTCTTGTAAAGCAATTATCATGTCAGTTAACTGTGCTAATGCTTCTTCATGTTCTGTATCAACTTGTTTTAATTGTGCTATTTTATCATCTACAGTTAATTCTTGTTCTGTTAAATCCATTTGTTTTATGGCATACATAATTGTTATTGTAGTGTCTTGTTCTGTATATCCAGTTATTACTAAATATTCAGTGTCTACATTATATGTAGGGGGTTGGTCTACAACTTCTTTAAATCCATATCTAACCATTAATGCAGTAGATTTATTAAATCCCACTATTGTTCTTCCGTCATTCAATTTATAATTTTGTGGAGCATATTCTAATGCTCCATTATTTAATTTTGCATACATTTATTTATACCTCCTTTAATTCGATTTTGTTAATTTATATATAACATAATCACCATGTAATACATCCTGAGCGTATTTTTGCCCAGAAGTATGATGACCTGATACTCTTATATAACCAGCTTTGTTGGCAGTCACCGTATATAAATCTATTGTAGGCTGATAAAAATAATAACCTGATTCAACATTTCTAGCGTCATAAACATACCCATGATTAGGTATTTCAGTTGTGCTAAAAACTTTAATTTCTAATTTATCACCAGTATTAACTTGAATATCTGTCATAGGAATTATTCCATTTACTGCATTAATTCTAATCCAATTATTATTCAATTTATTATTCATTAATAATTTTTTACACATATTCTATAACACCGCCTAGCCATTCTGTAGTATAGGTGAAAATAAATTCATATGTTTTATTAGCTGCTATTGTTGGTGTATTTCCATTTTGCCATTTACAAGCTGGTAAAACTAATGTTAAATCTGTTGTTGTGCTAAAAAATAAATGGATTTCTGTAAAAGAAGTGACAGTTGGTAATGTAATTTCAGTCCCATCTACAATAGTAGCAGTTTGATATTTATCTGTTGTTAGTGCTAAAGTAGTGCCTGATATATTAGTGGTTACTAAAGTATCTTTAACTTTATCATCTACATATTTTTTAGTAGCTGGATTATAATTTTCTGTTGGTGCATATTCTTGCGTATTTCCTATTTTTAAATATCCATATAAACCTTTTTCTAGTGTTTTAGTACTTTTAGTATATGTGTATTTATTTGTGCCACCTAATATAAGTGTAAATAAAGTATTAGTATTTCTTGCACACAATATAAAATCATCTCTAGTCATAGCACCACCAATAAGGGCTATTTCTGTTTCGCTACTATCTTCATTTGTATAAATAAATGAGAATCCATATACATTAGCATATTTATTTGGTACAAAGTATTTTTTATATGTTCCCATATTATTACAATTAACATATATACGTTTATTAGTTTCATCAATTCTTAATATAGGTAGTTGTTCAAGTAATATATTATCATCTACATATTTTTTAGTAACTAAATCCTTATCTTCAGTAGGAGTACCTTCTTGAGATAATTTACCTGCAAACCAAGCATTACCTTGCCAGTCTAATGTGTGAGCATTTGACCTTTTAGCATCACCAGCACCATTACCTACTATATGAGCATATTTACGATTTTTGTCTTCAATATTATATTTACCTTGTACGTGTTGAAATTGAGAAGAAGCTTTACTTCCATACCCTTCTGCATGAGAACTAGCACCTGAAGCAGTTGTCGTAGAGCCTTCTGCATGAGAACTAGCACCTGAAGCAGTTGTCGTAGAGCCTTCTGCATGGGAACCATAATTACCTGAAGCTGTTGTATTATTACCTTCTGCATGTGGACCATAACTACCTGAAGCTGTTGTATTATTACCTTCTGCATGTGGACCATAATCACCTGAAGCCTTTGAAGACCATCCTTCTGCATGTGAAGAATAACCTGAAGCCTTTGAAGACCATCCTTCAGCATGAGAACCATTACCTGAAGCTTCCACTTGAGCTCCTATAGCGCTACTTCCTGCTCCTATATCTCCTACCCTTCCTAAACTAATACTATTTTGTAAAGTTAAATCAGTTTCTAAATATTTACTATCTAAATATTTTATTTCTTCTTCATAAATAATTAAATCAGTAAAAGTAGGAGTAGTATCATCTGGGCTCATTGTATTAATAAATAATTCTGTCCCCTTCTCTGGGTCACTAAGTAATTGAATATAATAATTATCTATACTGCACATAATCGAATTACCAACTTGTGGAATCATTAATACATTACATATTTTTTTACTACCTAAAAATTCTATATAATATCTTCTATCTTTATTAAGAGAAACATTATTTACAGCAATCATATCCTCTAATTTTATACTACTAGCAGGTACAGTAGTTAATACTTTACTAGAAATAGTGTGGGGTATATCTTGGTTTTTTATAGCTTTGGTATTACTGTCTAGTGCTTCCTCAAATTTATTAACTAATTGAGCTGATAATATATCTCCATCATTATGTACCTCTCTAATATAATTACCTTCACTATCAAAAGCATTTTTTATTTCCCCACTGGCTAAACTACTTAATCCTAGCACTGCTTTGCCCATAATTGCCTGGTTATCCACAAGTGGCTCACATACGTGTAATTGCTGTTTTACAATAGGCATGGAAATCATACTTGTTTTATCGGCATCCAATAATGATATTTGGAAATCATATTCACCTAATTCAATAGGGTCATTTATAAGGTCGTCTGTTATTGTAAGTACTGCCACTCCATCTTGTGTAGGTTGTATTGCAAAAGTATATTTTATTTCATCACTTTTGTATAATCTTATTTGGAAATACGCTGCATTAGTTTGTGCTATAATATTATTTAAGTCACTTTTTTCAAATTTGTATCTGTTATTTACAATTGAAAAATGCAACTCAATATTTTTATCTAGTCTAAATAAATATATATCTTCATCAAGTGTGGCATTATTTTTATTGATTGTCATAATACATTTCTTATAAATCATTGTAGCTTTTCCCTCCTTTCATTATTTATGTTTTATTCCGTCTAATCCTTTTGTTGAGTTATCGTTCCATATACCTAGAAAAGCAGTTATTATTGCTACTATTGCCACTGGGTTATTTATAATACCTTTTAGTGCTTCAATAAATAGTGGCCAACTAGTTAATTGATTAAAATCAACACCACTCGCACTGAATATAAGTGCCACTACAGATAGATAGAAATATGGATTTCTAAGTTTTGGATGATTTAATAAAAATTGTTTCATGTGTAACACCTCCTAAAATAAAATATTGGTTATCACTGTTAGAATAATACTGAACATAGCTAGACCTAAAGAAGTCCATAATCCTTTATTTGCCTTTTCATGCTCAACTAAAGTATTCCTTACATATTCTTCCAGTTTGCTATTTCTATTTTCTAAACCTTTTATTACTCGTTCCTGTTCTCTAGTTTGTGCTTCAATTAAGTCCAATCTACTTGCTAGTCTTTGTGCATTTATACTGTCCAATTTTGCATTAATTGTTGCCACATCCTCAATTAATTTTAGTAAAAGTTCCTGCACTTTTTCATCACTCATACATTCACCTACTTTTTAGGTGGCTCCTTTAATTCAGCTAATTCCTTTTTAAGCTGTTCCACCTGTTGTTTGTATATTTCACATTGAGCCTCAGTCATCACCTTCTTTTCAATGGCATCTGCCAATTCTCTTTTGTAAATCGCATTTAATAAATTTAAAGCATCCATTGTATTACCTCCTATATATCATGTTTCATATTGTATATTAGTTAAAAAAGAACTAGATTAAACTAGTCCTTTAAATTTTATTCAGTATAAGTGACTTTCATTGTTACACTACCACTACATACTGCATAACTACCTGAATTATATGCTGACTGAATACCAAATCCCTTTACAGTTCCATTGGAAATTGCATTAAGTATTGAACTATTAGTTATAGTTAATTTACCACTATTACCTACTGCAATGCTAACACTACCACAACTTGAACCATATGTAGGTTTTCCACTTGGTCTACTTGAGTAGTTATGAGTTTTTACTACTATTGGAATTCCTGCATAAGAACCACCTGATATTCTCTTAATAGTAAGTTCAATTTTACTAATAGATTTACCTTTGAATTGATTGAACTGACTACCAAAGAACCAACAACCATTGCAATCTCCATAACCATAGTCACCTTGTCTACAAGTATTATCTTTTTTCCAGTTATTATATACTGAACTTCTATAAGTATCACCACTATTAGATTTTATTGTTATAGTCTTTTTAGTTGATGTAGTAGGAGCTTGGTTGCCATCTGTAGTTTGGTTACCACTTTCATGATTAACACTAGTAGGGGCTATTATTTGACCAGGTGAACTTACATGAGTATTGGCTTTACTACCTCCACATTGAGGACTATTTGCGATTGTAATTAATCCACCACTTACTGCTTCAAATCCATATTGACTACATACACCACTTGAACTTGCAGCGTGTATTCTTCCTCCTGCATTTGCTCTAAAACCTATATCACAATTGATAAATTGTAAATCTTTATAATATCCAGACGCATAGGAATCACAAGCCATGCCAACAATTGTAGTAGCACTACCGGAAGGATTATCACTACCATATATTTTTAAGCTATAAGCATTAATTGATGAACTTTCCTGTCCAACCAAACTAGCAGTTCTACTGGCAACTGCACAACCTGTACTTGGATGAATTACACCTGTCCTTGCAGTTTCAAATTTCATATAGCCTCCATATACATACACTTTAATGCTACTCATATAACTTCTAATCCATCCATATACAGTATTCCCGTCTAAATATAAGTTAATTCTACCACTAGTAAAATATCTAACATCTATATTTTCATAAATATCTTCTTGTATCCATATATCTACTACTTTTCCATTTAAGAACTTAGGTAGAGCCTCTAGTGCCCCGCTTACTGTAGCAAAGGATACCCCGTCATATAATTCATTATCATCACTACCACCACTGTTAATTGATATTTGAATATCGTCTTCTAAAGTACTTGGGTATTGTGCACTGTTTATTTTATTAGCAGTAATAGTGTCGGCAGTAAGCTCACCCTCTACAGAGAAACTATCACCTATAACTTCACTACCTTGTATTTGTGCACCAACAATATTACCTTCACTGTCTACACTAAAAGTATCACTTTGGTTTCTAAAAGTACTACCTATAATAGTTGCACCTGTAATTGTTTTACCATCTATGGCACCGTCAACTATCATGTCACCACTTATTTTTACTTGTTTAGCTATAACTGCTAACATCTCATCTGTTAAGGTCATTGAACTGGAACTATTACCTCTAACCATCCATGAAAATCTATCAGCCAATTGTTCATATTTTGTTTCATTGGCTTTTATTACTGAACTTTTGGTAATAGTCGCAACTGGTATAGTTTTATTCACAGTAGATTTTCCTTCTATATTAATAGTGACGTGTATTTCTCCTGCATTGCCAGTCGCAGTAAGGAGAGTGATAGTTTTATAATCACTCTCTAGTTTTGCCGTACAGTTAGTGGCATCTGTTATAGTTACTTTGTACTGACCTTTGGTTGGAGTCGTATTAACTGCGACTAATGGAGTAGTTCCATTGTATATATCAATTCTAGTATTTTTACTTGTTTGTTCTACCACAACTTTATTAACTGTTGTAGTAAACGTATTACTATAAATCTCACTCATTATTAACCACCTCCTAGCTTGTTTTAGTTAAATTACAATATGATAAATATTTTCGTGGGTCATAACATCCATATCTTATTTTAGTTGTTTCAGCCCTAAATGAATATTTAGTGTTATAGTCACCTGTAGTAGTAAATAATTCTTTAACAAAATTATCATTGTCATCATAAGCATAACACCATACCCATGTAGCATCCATTTGTAATGTATAGTAGCTGCCTTTCTCAACTGTTACTGGATTAATTGTTGCCCAGTCGTCGGTACTATCAACTATTTTATGTGTACTAGTATCAACTTTTTTACCAAATGTCATATTACCAATAGTACCAGGTGCTGGCTCTGGTGTAGAAATTACTTCAGTATCTACAAGAATAGAAATATCACCTGTAACATTAGGTATATTAACATTATTACCACTAACTGCTGAACTACTTATATCATTACTATCCATTATACAAGAAATTGTATTTACTTTATAACCGTTTTTAGCAGTAATAGTTGTAGAATAACTAGAACCCTTTTTGATAGAAGTACTTGTGTTAGAACTAGTGGAATCATGTAAAGAATATCTAATAGTATAATAAGTATCTGTACTTCCGCCACCTGAACTTTTTTCTCTTAATGTACCATTACTTACTGTTAATGTAATTTGTTTTGATACATCTGAATGAGAAGTAGCAGTAATTATTACTTCACCATTAGCACCTGCATAAGTACTACATAATCCACTATGAACCCAAACCAAACTTGAGTTACTAGATTCCCATGTTAATGATTTGTTTATACAGTTATCATTAAAAGTAGGTCTTATCATACAGTTATGAGAACTATCATTCCAATCCATAGCAGCTAGTGTGAAGTCACTAGAATTTAATACTACATTATCAGTACTTAATGGATAATATTTTACCCAGTCTACATATTGAGTTATTTCAGTAGTACTACTATCAGGTGTACCACCACTAGCACCAATTGCTTGGTTAAGTAAAATAAAGTGCGGTATATGGAATGCTCTGTTATCAGTAGCACTTGTTCTACTTAATTCATTTCCATCAATAGAGAAAACTAAGCTACCATCTGTATTCCATTCCATAGCAAACTCATGCCAATCACCAGTTGGATAATTATTGTACCATACACGTCCGCTTTCTTCTTTTTCATTAAAGAATGTACCACAAGTTAATTTGCCACTATAAAATTCCATGACGTCAAATTCACCACAATATGCCCACCATTCACCTAAAGTATCAGGGCTACCATTTTCTTTATATCCAAATTCAAAACTGTCACCTAAAGTCCAAAATGCACCAAAAGAACCATTCCAATTACATGGTCTAACTCTAGCAACTATTTTACCATACATAAAAGCAAAGTGCCCTTTAGAAATAATAGATGCTGATGTCCAATTTCCACTACTATCCTTTAACCCTCTTAGTGCTAATATGCCATCATTGATTTCGGCATTAGTATTTGTATATTTTTGAGTTTCGTTATTTCTAACATAACCTAGTTCATATCCCCATTTATTAGTGTCTACACTACTACCTGAGAAGTCATCTATTACATAAGCTCCAGTAGAATCTAATAATGAGCTTGAACTTGAGCCATTTTCTTTTAATGTACCTGTGATAGCAGTACTTGCATCACCGGTAGCACATATTAATATTTTAGTTATATTTGCTGGTACAGTAAACGTATATGATAAGGCTTTATTTGACCAGTCATCTGTGTTGCCTTCAGCATATGATACATAAGAATTGGATGAGTTATAATAACAAACACATACATAATTAGCTTTATTAAGATTTAAAGTATAAGATTTACCAGCAGTCACAGTTATATAATTTAATGTACTATAATAAGTGCCATCTGTAGTATCTGTGATTACCCCGTCATTAAGTCTTTTATATTGAGTAAAAGTTAATCCGTCTTTAGTTGCTAAAGTGACTGTGAATACATTACTTGTCTTAGTAGTACCTTTTGCAGTTGTAACCCTTATAGCCATTTTATAAGTTCCAGCACTAGCTTTATTATCATGTTTAAATTTATAAGTTGTTCCATTAGCAGTTACTTCACTTGTTTTATCATAGAATGTGTTTCCTCCATCCCATGATACTTCATGTTTTGCTACTGCTATATTTGTGCTATATTCAATATAAAATTCTGTTTTTTCGGTTTGTGTTATATTTGATATATTACTTATAGTTAATGTTTCAGGTTTTTCTTCTGTTGTAACAGTAATAGTTATGTCGCCAGTAACATTTGGTATATTAATATTACTTCCTTTAATAGCAGTATTACTTATATCAGTTCCACCCATTATAACACTAATATTTTTTACATTATAGCCTTCATTAGCTGCTACAATAGTTGAATAGCTAGAACCCTTTTTAATGGATTTAGTTGTGTTGCTGCTTGTTGCTTGGTTTAAAGTGTATACTATAGTGTAATAAGTGTCTGTAGTGCCACCACTACTTTCAGTATACACACATTTTAATTTGCATTTATCATATGTGCCATTAGCCCAGTTACTAATATTAAAAACGGCGCTAGTCTTAGTAAAGGAAGTGGCACTTATATAAGTACTACCTCCATCTTTACTAAGTAGAATGTCTGAGATATTAGTAACATCGGTTGTAAAATTCACGGTCAAAGTATCCTCAGATGTACTGGGATTACTTGATACAGTTATTTTCGCCATATAAACACCTCCATTTATTCACAAGTGGTTACTATACACTCTTTACTAAGTATTATAGTATATCCATCTTTGTTTTGAATTGATTCCTTAACTTCATCCAATCCTTCTTTTGTTGCATAAGTATCACTTACTGTCATCTTGAACCCATCTAATGATTGTTCCAATTTTGCTTGTTTACTAGTTACTACTTTTACTTGTTCTGCCACTTGTTCTAATGTTGGAGTTGTATAAGTAGTCGCTGTAGGATTTTGCCATACTAATTTATATCTTAGCCATAAGTATTTATTTTCTGTTACAGCAGGCATACTCTCAACCCAACTACCGCCAGTTTGTGTTGTGTTACTAGTAGATAGATACCATTGTGGAGTTGAGTTTGTTAATGATTGTCCTTTATCACCTTGTTTACCATTATCACCTTTAAACTTACTCCATGTGTAGTCAGTTTTATTTGTACTCTCAGTAGATGTTGTTTTATTAATAGCAATACCTATATATTTTGTTGTATCTTTTGGAGTATCATATAAACCTGTTCCGTCTGCATTATCACTATATTTTATCCAAGTATAATAAGTTTTACCATCTTTACCATTCTCACCTTTTACACCTGTATCACCTTTATCACCCTTAATAAGACTCCATGTATAATCAGTAGGCGTATTACTTTCAGTTGCAGTTGTTTTATTATAAGCAAATCCTATATAAGTCTTACCTGTAGGGTCATTACTAATACCAGTCCCATTAATATCGTCTGCATATCTAATCCAAGTATAATAAGTTTTACCGTCTTCTCCTGGTGTTCCTGGTACCCCTTGTTCACCTTGGTCGCCCTTATCACCTTTTGCTCCTTGCTCACCTTTTATCTTACTCCATGTGTACGTAGTAACAGACTCACTATCTTTATTGTTTGTATCAGTATAAACTCCTATATAAGCTCCAGGAGTTTCACCTTTGTTTGATGTAAAAGTTTTACCTCCATCATCACTATATTTTATGTGTAGATAATAAGTTTTACCGTCTGTACCATTAGTTCCAGGTATACCTTGTTCACCTTGTTGACCTTCAAATCTACTCCATGTATAAGCTTTATAATCAGTGCTATCATTTGGATTATAATCAACATATGTACCTATATAAGTACTTGGAGTTTCACTCATTGGATTACCATTCGCATTAGCACTATATTTTATATGAAAATATGTTGTCTTACCGTCTTTACCTGGTGTTCCTGGTGCTCCATCTTTACCAGGTGTACCATCTTTTCCTGGTGTTCCAGGGATACCTTGTTCACCTTGTTCACCTTGTAAACCTTGTAGTCCTTGTGGACCCTGTTCACCTTGTGGCCCTTGAATACCTTGCTCACCTTGTGGTCCTTGTATACCTTGTGAGCCTTGTTCACCTTTATCTCCTTTATCTCCCTTAGCACCTTGAATACATACTGGTGTTGAGTATGTTACACTACCATCACCTTGTGTGTATTTTATTCTTTGCCATATATATTTTCCACTTTCCCATTCAGGAGTAGTTTCTATCCAACTACCTCCAGTTTGAGTAGTATTACTTGTAGATACATAGTACTGAGATACAGTCTTTGTTAATGTTCCGTTAAAACTAGTTTCTAATTTACCTATTGCAGTTGTATGTTTATTTACAGTATCTACAGTGCTATTATATTCATCTTTTAGTTGAGTAACAGTTCCGTCTGTCTTGGTGATAGTTGTATTACTAATTAAAGTATTAATTTGTCCTTGTGCTATACCTATATTAGTTGTATTGGTAGATACCTGCTCAATAACACTACTTAAATCTCCACCGATAGTAACATCTTTTATAGTATCAACTGTCTTCTTAAGTTGGTTAAATGATACATCCAATGTTTGGTCAGTATCATTAAATTTTATCTGACTTGCTTTTATAGTATTAGTGTTATTATTGATACTACTGATAACACTACTAATATCCAATTTACTACCACTTATATTGGCATTATCTGCTACTTTACTATCAACTATTAATCCATCTTTTATAGCGTCACTTGATTGAATACCATTCTGATTAATAAGTTGACCTTTACCAGTTTCATCATATAGTACAAATGTAAAATTACCTTTAGCGTCTTTTCCTATTTGAATACGTACATTGCCTTTATCGTCTTTAAATTGTTGCAAGTTACCTTGTAATAACATACTTCCGTCTTTTGATTGTATTTGTACATTATTAGTATTAATTGTACCTGTATTAATTTTATTAGCACTGACAGTATCAATCATAGCGTCCTTTATAAGTGCATCAGCTATAGTAACTTTACCAGCAGTAAGGTTTAATGATTGTATATTGTCCATAGTAAGATGACCACCAATTAAGGTTTGTATTTCTGCCACTGTAGCTTTTAAGTTTGTTATAGTGGCGTTAATGGCATCTAAATCACCGACTTTTAAGTTATCAATTTTAGCATTTATAGCTGTAAAGTTATTTGTTGTAAGGTCTTTGAATTCTCCATAATCTGCTTTTATCTTTTGTGCCTCTAACTCAACTACTTTTAATTTTGGAACGCTTTCTCCGTCTAATAAT